GGATCCTAATATAACAATCTGGGTAAAAGACTTGTAGTTCATCTTAAGAACGTTCTGCTCAAACCATTTCTGCTGATCATTAGCATTAGCAAATTGATCTAAACACTTACCATCACGATGAATCTCAAATATATTTGGTTTTATACCTCTAACTACTTTCCAATCTGTTTTTGAAATACTAAACTCAACTTCTACCTTTGCATCCTTTTCATTCATACTATTAATAAGTTGTGACTTATTAATTTTACGAAATGGTTTACCAAACAATCCAAAGGTAAGTGCATCTAATACAGTACTTTTACCTGATCCATTACTACCAGTAATCAGTGTAGAAGCATGTTGATTAAATTTTATCTCGCTAAAATGATTTCCAGTACTTAAAAAGTTTTTCCAGCGAATTGTTTCAAATAAGATCATTACCAGTTTCTGGCGGGATTACAACATCAGCAGAAGTTATAACTGTATAGTTATAATTGTGCATTTGACAGGTCTTTAACATAACCTGATCTTCTACTTCGAGCACATGTATTGGTGGGTGTTCAGATTCTTCTAACATCATAGCAAAGCGGATAGCATCATCCTCTTCTTCAAATAGATAGAGGATTTGATCACCCTCTTCATCTATAACAGAATATGCACCTTCACTTTCTTTACCTTCGATAGTTAGAATAAACATTAAACTAACTCACATGCCTCTTGATAGGTTTCCTGTATCATTTTTTGAATACGAGACTTATCAAGATTTACTTCCGACTCTTGCACATACCGATTAAGAATGGAAAGAGTATCTTCAGATTCAAATGCTTCAAACTCTTCTGCTTCTTGTAAACCAAAATTCTCTACAACTTTAAGTTCAGCAACATTTGCACTATACAACTTATCAATAAACTTCTCAAACTTCTTACCATCAGACTTATTACGAACAACAACCTTTACAATCTTATTCTCCAACTCTCTTGCATCAAACAACTGATAATCTTGATCATTATAAAAAATTATTTTATGAAGTCTATATGGATTATTAACTGGTGTATGCTCTAATGTTTCTGTATCAAATATATGGAATCCTCTGTTCTCATCATTTACATCATTCCAGAACATCTCATAGGGATTTCCCAAATAGTAAATATTTTCTTGATTAGAACGGCAGTGATAATGTCCAGAGTATGTTTTGTTAAATTTCTTAAATATACTCCATTCCATTCCATGTTCCATCATATGACCTGGAGTTGCTCTGAATCCATTTAACTCAAGATGCCCCATACAAATAGATGCTCGTGACTTATTAATCAATCCAAAACTTTTATCTTCATTCTCTTTGTTTATCCAAGGCACAAGAAGAATATTACATCCACCTATCTCTATAGAACTTACTTCCGAATACGTTTTTACATTATCATATTCTCTCAATAAAAGATCTACTGCATTTACATCGTTTGTATTCTTGTAATATGCTGTATGATTACCTACTATACTATGAAGAGTGATTCCCATACTCTCCAACTTATCAAAATAATTATCCTTTGCCCACTGTAATGCACTAAAATCAATACTCTTACGGATATCGAAAGTATCTCCCATATCAATAACCGTGGTAATACCTTCCCTCTCTAGAGTAGGAAAGAAGATATTATTATAAAACTTCAGGAAATAATCATGAAAAAGTTTAGAGTTTTTTCTTGCCCCGAAGTGCTGATCCGTGATGATTGCAATCTTCATCAGTTACGTAACTTGGCATGAACCGCATCTTTGATCTGATTATAGTCTGAATACTTATCTCCGTCAATCCTATTACTGTCATCAAACACTTCATTATATCCTGACTTCTCAAGAATCTTATTTTTAATTTCTAATTGGCGTTTCTCTCTTTGTATTCTGCGGAGAAATGCGTAATGTATAATTTGCGTAAAGTAAGCAAAAGGATTTTGGGATTTTTCAGGATTAAAATTATGTATGTATTGAACGCAATTTTCGATTCCATCAGAAATCATATCCTCCTTAAACATGTAGTTAACAAAGTTTGGTTTGAATGATAGATGATTTGCAATCTTTAAGAAACACTCTCCAATGTACCTTGGTATAACTGGTTTAGTTTTATCTTGCAGTCGTGCAATCTCAACATCCTCACGATACCTTATTAAGGCAGCAAGAAACTCTTTATTGTTTACATAATGCTCCGACCTTTTTCTTTTTGCCATAGGTCTAATTATTGCCATAGGTCTTTGTCACTACTATGTAGATAGTATAACATTTATCTTTCGACTTGACAAGTTATAAAATCACATATAGACTAACTCTGTCAGGGTTGAAGGGAACGCTTTAGCTATTATTATTAGAAGGATTCTTAAATATCTTTTCTAGAAGTTGTTTAGTATCATGTATATTACCTAGATATCCCATCTTTCTACTCATCTTTGCTTGATTATTATTATCTTTTTCTGCATCCCGAAGATATCTTTGATACATTGCAATCATTTCCATATCTGATGATTCTGATAAAGTCACTACATGATCTAGATTCATTATAAACATATCTTCTTTAGTAGTCTTTAACCAAGGTTCTACTTTATATCCAATGATTCCTACCTTACCTCTGATTTCTGAAATTTTAATAGGACTATGAAGAATTAACATAGTTCTATTTTCTTCTTCAGACGCAGCGACTTTGGCGAAAATTTCTTCACCAGAATTAAGTTTTACGGTAGCATAAAAATCGTCTTCTATCATTTCTTTAATTGTATAGTGATTATTTCATAGTTAAAATTTTCTTCATTGTAGATTTTAATTCTTTCTATAAAATGATTTAATGTATAGTTTCTTCTTGTATTAGTACTAATATCATCAGCAATATCATATAGAATTGCTTTTACTTTATTAGTTCCTTTACGGAGGACACGTCCAATGGATTGGAGATTTCTAACTCTGGACTTTGAGGGACTGGCGAAGATGACGTTGTGCAACCGCTTAATGTTAATCCCAGTACTAAAAGTGCCATAACTCGCAATGATGATCGCATGTTCCTCTTGTTCAGTAATTTCTCTAACCATTTCTCTTTCACTGGCATCTACTCCACCATGAACAAAGAATACTTTACGACTAGATTGTTTATTATTATTTATTAAATCGTATATGACCTGACCATGTGCTTCTACTCTACTATACAAAATCAGCGTATTTCCCTTTAGATCTAATGCAAGATTTTTAATAAAGTTATTTCTTTGTTCATGCTGTATAAGATATTCTATTTCATCATTATAGACATCAAATTTTTGAGGAGGATGTTTTAATACAAGACATTGTATATCTAACTGCGAAAGATGACCTTGCTTCATTAATTCATCTGTTCTAGTCACCTTGTATGCTGGTCCAAACAATCCTTCTAGCACCCATTTATGAGTCTGTGTGCCATCTAATGTTCCAGTAAACCCAAATCTATACTTGGCATGGTGTAATTTTGTCATTATAGATACTAGGGACTTACTTTTAAATAAGTGAGCCTCATCACCGATAACCACGTTATAGTCTTCAAAAAACGATCTTTCTAATTTATAGACAGATTGCCATGTAGTTATAGTAACTGGGAATTCATTGGTCTTTTCTTTTCCTGCGTATATACGGTGACAGTATGAATCAGCATCCCAACCATAATCTAAGAAGTCCTTATACATCTGTTCTACGAGGGATGTCGTGGGAACAACTAAAAGAATTTTTTGGCCTTTGTCAACGTAATATCTTACAAGAGAATATATCATCAAAGATTTTCCTGAAGCAGTGGGTGATATCAATAGCTTTCTATTATGTCTTAAGGCATCGTATACTCCCTCAATTTGGTACTTCCTGGGTTGATGATTGCAAATAGCACTCATATAATCTTTCACACCAGCATATGATATTCCCTCATTAACCTCAAATGGAGCTCCATAATACTCGTTATCCGAGAACTTATATGTATAATCGTGTCTATCACAGAACGCAATTATCTTATCCAACAATCCCACATATATCTTCTTTGTCCTCATATCGAATAGGTGGATCTCTCCATTCCAATTCCTATTTCGATATTGTGGCATAAACTTTGCACCCTCTACCTCAAAGGTAAAGTGGTCTCTTAACTCATACTCAATATGAGGTTCTGAATCAATTTTTAAAAATACTTCGTTAGACTTA